CAACCGTCGGATGGGCAGCAAGTCTGCCCTCCTTCGGGCGATGCAAAAACACGGCGTGCCCGTGGAAAGAAAGACAATCTACAACTGGTGCCGTGACAACAACAGCATCAAGTTAGAGCAGCTGCAAAAGCTAGCCAAAGCATTCAAAGTCCCGGTGCATGAATTAGTAAAACAAATCACAATTAAACATGAAGGCGATGAGTAAACAACCCACACCCGAGCAAGTGTACTACATTAAAAAGAACTACGGCCACATCCCGCATCACAACATGTCCAAGCATCTTGGCATAAGCAGCAAGGTTCTATCCGAGTGGTCAAGACTTGCGTTCAATCCGCAAGAGTCAACTAAGAAGTGGAGGCACATCATGCAGAATCTTAACTACCTTGAACATCAGGAAGAACTTGAACGCGAGCTGCTCATGGAGTATCAAATTAAAGATGTGGACAGGTTCAAGAATGTAACCTATCGCAAGGTATTCAACGCACAGCGCATGTTTTACCTTGTGACAATAGATCACGGTTTCAACTTCATCGTAAAGTTCGATGCACCTGTGCCAATTAACCTGGTCGAGTATTCACCGTGGCCTACTGGACACGATGTAAGCGTTGAGCCTTTAGGCCATTGGGAGTGGATGGAGTTGAAGAATGACTTAACCGTTGTCGAAGTACCTACCAATGGTGACTATGTTGGCTTATTTTGGTGCGCAACAAAACAGTTACTACATGAAGCATGATGAAAGCAAAATGCAGCAACGGTGTGTTGAGTGGTTTAGATACTCTTTCCCTCGCACACTGATTGCATCATTCCCTAACGGTGTATACATCGGTGGCACTCCAGTGCAAAGAGCAAGACGCTGGAACCTTTTAAAAGCAGAAGGTGCAATGCCGGGAATGCCTGACCTTATGATATGCATGAGCAACGGGCCATACCATGCACTGTTTATCGAGATGAAAACCGAAAAGGGAAAACTTTCTGAGACGCAAAAAATCGTTCACGCACAGCTAATCAATGCAGGGTACTGCGTTAAGGTGTGCAGGTCATTTGAAGAATTTACAAAAACAATTAAAACATATTTGGAGACATGAGTTATTTAGATTTTTTACAAGCTAAAATGAAGTCACACGTTAAAAGTGGCTTTGAAGTTGAAGATTCACAATTGAATTCAAAGCTATTTGATTTTCAAAAGTTCATTGTTAAGCGTGCTTTGAGCGCTGGTAAGTATGCAATCTTCGCTGATTGTGGACTCGGTAAAACGTTAATGCAATTAGAGTGGGCTAATCAAGTAGTAAAGCATACTAATAAACCAGTATTAATACTTGCACCTTTGGCAGTAGCCGGTCAAACTATTAAGGAAGGTCAAAAGTTTAATATCAAGGTTTGGAAATGGAATGGCAATGATGCAGCTATTTCTGAAGATTATCATGAGGGCATTCCAAGAATATGGATTACTAACTACGAACAACTTGAAAATATAGATTGTTCAATATTTGGAGGTGTTGCATTGGATGAAAGTAGTATATTGAAAAACTATGAAGGATCAACAAAGAAACTAATTTTAGATTATTTTAAAAATACTCCTTATAAGTTGGCATGCACAGCTACGCCTAGCCCTAACGATCCGATGGAGCTTGGTAATCACAGTGAGTTTTTAGATGTAATGACCCGCACTGAAATGCTAAGCATGTACTTTATTCATGACGGTGGTGAAACTGCTAAGTGGCGATTAAAAGGTCATGCTATTAAATTGTTTTATCAATTTGTAGGCACTTGGGCTATCATGTTAAATAAACCTCAAGACATCGGATATAAGATGGTAGGTTATAATTTGCCGAAATTAGAATTACACGAACGTCAGATTGTTACCGAAAAAAGAAACAACGGATCTTTGTTTAATGATACTGCCATCAACGCCACTAACTTTAACGAGGAGTTAAGATTAACAAAGCTGGATCGTATTGATGAGGTTGTTTCTATTGTAAACAATAGCTCAGAAAACTTTATTATTTGGATCAAACAAAATGAAGAAGGTGAATTATTAAAGAAATTAATACCAGATGCAGTTGAAGTAAAAGGAAGCGATGCTCCTGATTATAAAGAAAAAATGCTGCTCGGCTTTGCAAATAATGAATTTAGAGTATTAATTACAAAAACAAAGATTGCGCAGTTTGGTTTGAATTATCAAAATTGTCGCAATCAAATATTCGCTTCATTAGATTTTAGCTTTGAAGGTTTATATCAAGCCATTCGCCGATCGTATAGATTTGGACAAAAGCAGATTGTAAACATCTATCTGATTACTACTGACACAATGCAAAACGTAATTCAATCAATCAATAATAAACAAAAACAATTCGAAGAAATGCAAGAACAAATGAGCATGGCAATTAATGCCAATTTAAACAATGAGTATTTATCTAAGGCTGATTTAGATACGGAAACAGCCAGCAATAAATGGTATCACATTGAACGCGGAGATAGCTGTCAGCTTATAAAAACGATACCAGACAATAGCATACATTATTCAATCTTTAGTCCTCCTTTTGCATCACTCTATACTTATTCTGATCACATTGAAGACATGGGGAATTCCAAAAACTATCATGAGTTCTTTGAGCATTTTAAGTTTCTTGTAAAAGATTTATTCAGAATATTAAAGCCCGGCAGAAACGTATCGATACATTGCATGAATCTACCAACTACAAAATCACATCATGGCTTTATAGGTATTGAGGACTTTAGAGGCGATATCATTCGTTTATTTCAGGAGTGTGGTTTTACATATCACTCAGAGGTGTGTATTTGGAAAGATCCAGTGATAGCTATGCAAAGAACAAAGGCCATAGGTTTATTGCATAAACAAGTAACAAAAGATAGTTGTTTAAGTAGACAAGGCATACCTGATTATTTAGTTACAATGAAGAAACCAGGCGAAAATTTAGAACCTGTAGTAGGTGAGTTTGATCATTTTTGTGGAGATAAATCGACATTTAAATCAGAAGGTAGATTGTCAATTGATATATGGCAGCGGTATGCATCCCCTGTTTGGATGGATATAGATCCGGGCAATACTTTGCAGTACATGTCTGCAAGAAACGAAAAGGACGAAAGGCACATTTGCCCATTGCAGTTGGATGTAATTCATAGAGGTATTCAATTATGGACTAATCCGGGAGATACAGTATTTACTCCATTTCTAGGAATTGGAAGTGAAGTATATGAGGCTGTTAAGCTTGGTCGAAAGGGAATAGGTTTTGAATTAAAGGATAGTCCTTTGCATGCGGTGGTGGGTATTTTGCTTATGAGAGAATCAACTGTCTTTTATAGATCGTTCTACGAAGCGATTAAAGAACTTGATGCAGATACACAGGCACAAGTCTATTCTGCAATCTTTGAATATGCATTGAACTTTAACGAGGTCGAAGTGAAGGGTGTTGCTAAGACTGTCTTCACCCTAATCAAACCTCAACTGGATGCTAACTTAAAGCGTTACGAAAACGGAACCAAAGCAAAGTTGAAGCATACAGAAAGCAAACAGGAAGCAAAACCGAAGCAAACCATAAGCAAGGTAGAAGCTAATGTAAATGTAAATGATAATGTAAATGTCAATGCTAATGAAAATGTAAATCAAAATGAAAATGTTAATGTTTCTAAGTCGCGCTTCCGCGCTCCGACGTATGATGAGATATTTGATTTTATGAAAAGTAAAAATGCATTAGCCGGGAATGTTTGGCCTGATGCTAAAGTGCTGACTGAATCAAAGGCATTCTTTAACCATTACGAAAGCAACGGATGGATGGTAGGTAAAAACAAAATGAAAAATTGGGAGGCCGCTGTCCGCAACTGGATGAACAACAATTCTAAATTTGAAAATCAAAAACCAAAAAACGTAATTCAAAATGAACGAGAAAAACGCGCTAGTGAACTTGAGCAGTTCCGCAAACAGTACCGAAGTCACCTTGCAGAAAATCTTGGCGTCGAAGACATCACCAGCACTGAGTGAGTTGAAAAAAAACAAAGGTGAGCAAACAGCACTTGGTGTGCTAGTGGCATTGATGGATGAATGCCAGCAGTATTTTAACCTGCAACAACCGATGAATGCACAACAGTTGATGTTGACCGCTGAATTGATTATGGAAGAGTACTACTACCTGCGCATTGAAGAACTGCGTATGTGCTTCCGTATGGCAATGAAGTGTGAGTTTGGATCCGTGTACAATCGCATTGATGGGCAGGTGTTCTTTGAGTGGATTGTAAAGTATATGCCCAAGCGTCAACTAATCACTGATCGCATGAAGCAAGAACAGCAAAGCAACAACAACATCTATGAACTGTTTGCCCATCCGCAAATGACCGAGGCACTCAACGACGTAGTGCAAAAGATTGAAGAACGTAAGAGCGAAGTCCCGGCACAAGAGCCAACACGTGAACAACCTTCACAACTTGAGATAGCGTTAATGCGCGAATACGATGCGCTGCCACAGTGGAACAACGACACGCGATTCAGAGTGTACAAGACCAAGCCATACCAGTTCACAGAATTTCGCATGGAGCGTTACCGCGAATTGATTGAACAACAAAATGAGTAATGAGATGGACGAAAGAGTTAAAGAAATATATGACATTACTAAAGGCGAAATTGCTAATGGAGCTGACATATATGAATACAATGAAATTCTGTATGGCCTGATTCAACAGGAAGATTATGAGGCATGCGAAGGAATAAGATTGGCTGTTGCAGAATTTGGTTTGCAATTAATTGTACCAACTACTGATGATGAGTTAGATGCATTGTATGAGCAACGAATTCAAAATATGAAAGCATGAAAGAATACGACATCGCAAAAGAGAATCAACTACTGCGCAAATTATTTATCTTAGCGGCAAAGAGAAGTATGCGGCCAAGCATGACTGACAACAAAATAATGTGGCTGCTACTCGAAGAACTTTACTTGCTAACTGACAATGAAGTGTACAAGCTATGACCATTGGTGAACTTTGGGATGCGTTGCAACAATACCCGGATGATACAGAGGTGTACGTCGGGTTTATCAACGGCCACAGCATCGACGAAGAAGAGTTCACAATAGCAGAGATTAGCAACATGCGAGGTAAGATTACAATCGCATTTATGATGGATGATATTAACATAATCAATAATTAAATCAATGAGCAATTACACAATGCAAGAGGGTCAGTTCACCCTATTCAAGAACACACGAACTAACAACAACGCACCTGAGTACACGGGTGAAATCATGGTAAACGGTAAGAAGATGCGCCTTGCGGCATGGGTTAAGGAAGGCAAGAGCGGCAAGTTCTTTAGCGGCAAGATGTCCGAGCCATTACCACCACGTACACAGGATGATGATTCACAAGGCACGGGTGATTTGCCGTTCTAATGATTGAGTATTTGCCAAAACAAAACGAAGCACTGCGCGTGTTGGGTAACTCACACCCGGCACGTGTGGTGCTATTCGGTGGTGCGGCAGGTGGATCAAAATCTTTTATTGGTTGTGCATGGCAAATCAGTCGCAGGTTCAAGTATCCCGGCACACGTGGGCTGATAGGTCGCAGCAAACTTGACACGCTAAAAAAGACCACGCTAAAGACATTCTTTGAGGTAGCACAGATGTTTGGGCTTGCACCAAATGAACACTACACCATAAACAACCAGACGCACGTCATCACGTTTGCAAATGGTAGTGAGATTATTCTAAAAGATTTATTTGCGTATCCATCAGATCCCGAGTACCACGCACTAGGCGGGCTTGAGTTGACAGACTGTTACGTAGACGAGTGCGCACAGGTTAGCAAGCGTGCAATAGATATCCTGCAAAGCCGCATGCGTTTTAAATTAAATCAGTATGACCTCAAACCAAAGATGCTGCTCACATGCAATCCTTCAAAAGGATGGTTGTATAACGAGTTCTATGCCCCATATAAGGCGCAAAACTTACCGCCGCATCTTGCGTTCATACAATCATTGCCAAATGACAATCCCCATCTACCCGAGTCGTACATTGAAACGCTGCGCATGCTGCCTGAAGTGGACCGACGAAGGCTACTGGATGGAGATTGGGAGTATGATGAGTCCATAGATAACTTGTATCAATACGATGACCTGGTACGCTGCTTCCGTGATGAAGAAAGCAAAGGCGAAAAGTACATAAGCGCGGACATCGCACGTCTTGGAAAAGATAGAACGGTGATTTGCGTGTGGCATGGCTTGCACCTGGTTGAGATACACGAGCTGCGTAAGCAACCCATCACAACAGTTGTAACAAATGTTCGCCAAATTTGTGACAGGCATAGCATCAAACTAAGCAATGTGAT